ATCTAACATATGCAGCCTCCTTCCCTAATACTCGATCAACGCTAAACGAATCGGCAAATACATCGGGGCTCCATGATATAAACCACCATATTGGAACTGCACATCGGGCATATAAAATTTTCCTGTTGAGTAATCATCCTCCCAATCATTGTAGTACCTCGCATGAATGGTTCTGGATTCATATGATCCCTCTCCTTGTTTATAACCGGTTCGTATTGCTTTTATCAGCTTGCATTTATCTTCATATGTCAAATACGGTGTGTTCCATTCAATCTTCGTTCTATGGTGTTTCAACACTTTACGTTTCAGATAACCATTACCATTCACATAAGAGTCTATATCCTGCATCTGGCTCGGTGTCATTGTCAGATTACCGTTTGGCTGTATATACTTATAGGACAGCTTCTGATAGGTATATTCACTCTGTGCAGCATTGTAATCCGTTGGCAGAGCGATCAACCCTTTCGCGTGTGAATATGCCATAAATCATCACCATCCTTTCAAAATGTCCATAGAAAAAGACACCCGCTTTGCGGCGAGTGCCTTAATTTCTCTGATAACAATATAGCATTGTAGAAGTGTGAATTGTGTGAAAAAATCACTTATAACGAAATCATGTCACTACATGATGTAATAATCTTTATATCATCAACAGACTTAAAATCTTTATCATTCGTTACTATATAACAATCGTGAATTTTAGATAGTTCCCCATAATATCTGTCATTAAAATCGAATGTGTTTTCATTTTCAAAAAATCCATCTATATCTATTGAATCAAATTTGTCATTGCAAATCACAACAGATGGCAGGGAAAATAACTGGTTGTTAAGAATGTCATGTATCTCGTTAACTGTAGCCTTATATTCACTCGTAGGCTTATATGATTTTTTGAAATCAAAATCCCTCTGCCTCAATCCATTTTGTCTCAAATATCTTCTATACTCATTTCTAATAAAAGTATTTGCAAATTCTGATGCTAATGCAGCTGGGAACAATATACATTGACTACTTGTAGCAATATTATTAAAAAATGTTTTATATGGATCCATTATTACATTGCTATATCCACCAAAAGTATAAAACACATACATTAGCACATTACAATCTAGTATATATTTATTCCCTTCCTGATGAGTAAAAGCAGAAATATCATAAACTGTATTACTCATAGAATCCCTCCTCTGAAATTA